GATAACTCCTAAAATAAGCATAAATATATAATTTCTATGCTAATTATAGCACAGAAAAGAAAGGAAAGTCAATGGAAGATTACATAGAAAATGATGAGGAAGCAAACATATTCGAATTAATAAACGAAGAATGTTATTACGATGATAAATGGAGGGAAGAAAGAGAATGGAAGATTTAATAGTTATAAAACAATTACCACAAATAGAAGAACACTTAAAGGAGTTATCAATAGAAATAGATGAAAAAGTGGAAAATGCAAAAAAATTAGTATGCACAGAAGAAAATGTAAAAACAATAAAGCAAGTAAGAGCAGATTTAAATAAGGAATTTAGAGAAGTAGAACATCAAAGAAAAACAGTAAAGGAACAAGTATTAGCACCATATATGAAATTTGAAAGTATCTATAAAGAATATATATCAGACAAATATAAAAATGCAGATAATGATTTAAAGCAAAAAATAAATACTGTAGAAAATGAATTAAAAGCTAAAAAAGAGCAGGAAATAAAAAACTACTTTGAAGAATATAAAAAAGCTAATAATATTGATTTTATTACATATGGACAAGCAAGAATAAATGTAACATTAACATCAAGCATGAAAAGCTTAAAAGAACAAGTTAAGGAATTTATAGACAAAATAGCAGAAGATTTGAAGCTAATTGAAACACAACAACATAAAGAAGAAATATTAGTAGAATATAAGAACACTTTAAATGTAAGTAATGCAATTACAACAGTAATGAATAGAATTGAAGCTGTTAATCAAGAGAGGGAAAAACAAATTGTAATTAGTGTCCAAAGCAATGAAAAACACGAAATTACAAAAGAAAGTTACGAACAATTAGAAAATGTCTTTAGTAAAAAAGAAAAAACATACACAATAACATTTAAGGTAACAGATAACGCAGTAAGACTAAAACAATTAAAGGATTATTTAATAAAGGAGGGATACCAATATGAGTAATGATAAAGAATTAGTAGTGGCTTATAAGGTAGATGACCAAGAAATAAAATTGACACCTAAAATAGTGCAAGATTATTTAGTGGGGACAACAGCACAAATTACAATACCAGAATTTAAATTGTTTACAGAACTATGTAAGGTTAGAAAATTAAATCCATTTTTAAGGGAAGCATATTTAATTAAATATTCTAACAATCAACCAGCATCAATTGTAGTTGGAAAAGATGCCATATTAAAAAGAGCAGTGTTAAACGATAAGTATGATGGAATGAAATCAGGAATTGTAGTTTTAAGTGAAACAGGAGAAGTAATTGAAAGAAAAGGAACATTTAAACTAGATAATGAACAATTAGTAGGTGGTTGGGCAGAAGTATTTAGAAAAGATTGGAATAATAGTATTTATTGTAGCGTCTCTTTAGCTGAAGTAATTCAAAAAAAAGGAAATGGAGAACCAAATAGTAATTGGTCAAAACAACCAGCAACTATGATTGAAAAAGTAGCAAAGGTAAGAGCATTAAGAGAAGCATTTGTTGAAGATTTAGGAGGAATGTATGAAGCAGAGGAAATGAATGTTGAATTACCAGAAAAAGAAATACAAATAACAAAGGAAGTTGAAATATTAGAAAATAAACAAAATGACCCATTTGATGTTTTAGATGCTAATGGTGGAGAGCCATTGCCAGACGCTTTCAAGGAGGATAAATAATATGAACTATGAAAATATGTGGAATGAACTAAAAGAATTTTTTCAAAAGACTAAGAAGATAACAGAACAAATAAATACAAAAGGAATATTAGAGATAATAGATGAAATAGAAAATACAGAAATATATAAACAAAAACGGAGATTTACCATTTTAGGAGGTAAATATGGAATTGACAGGAATAATAACTAGTTTTAATAAAGACTGGAAAACAGGAAAAGCAATTGTAACATTATTACTAGATACAACAGATATGGAACATATAGAAAAGCTATCTAAACTGCAAAAACTAACAGTAATAATTAAACGATTTTTCAAGAAAAGGTCTTTAGATAGCAATGCATATATGTGGACTATAGCTGAAAAAATAGCTAAAAAACTAGGAATAACAAAAATTGAAGTTTATAGAGATGCAATAAAAGAAGTAGGACAATGTGAGATTTTACCGATAAGAGATGAAGCAGTAGACACATTTATAAATGCATGGAAACATAATGGACAAGGGTGGTTGTGCGAAATTATAGGAAAAAGTAAATTAGAAGGATATACAAACATAACTGCATATTATCGGTTCAAGTGTTTATGACAGCAAATCAATGTCTAGATTAATAGATTTGATAGTACAAGCAGCAAAACAATTGGATATTGAAACATTGCCACCTAATGAACTTGAAAGCTTAAAAAGGAGTTGGAAAAGCTGAATGGAGGAAATTTGGAGAGATATAAAAGGATATGAAGGCTATTATCAAATAAGCAACAAAGGCAGAGTAAAAAGTTTACCAAGAGAAAGAAAGGCTAAAAACAATTTTATATCAAAAGAAAAAATATTAAAAAATCAAGATAATTCACAAGGATACTTACGAGTAGAACTTAAAGTAAATAATAAAAAACAAAAATTTTTTGTACATAGATTGGTTGCAGAATATTTTTTATATAAACCTAAAGAATGTAATATTGTAAATCATTTAGACTGTAATCCACACAATAACGATGCAGAAAATTTAGAATGGACTACATTAAGGGGAAATAGCGAATATATGCAAAAATTAGGAAGAAATAAAAGAACAAAAAAATGGATTAAAAGACTAACAATCACGCAAAGGAAAGTTAAAGGAAGAAAAGTACAGGCAATTTCTACTAACGGAACACGAGTGCTAAATTTCGAGGCAGTAAATGAAACAAAAGAATACGGATTTCAACCTAGCTGTGTATCTCTTTGTTGTAACGGTAAGAGATTAACACACAAAGGTTATGTTTGGAGGTTTATATAAAGATGTTAGTAACAGATTTAAGCCATTCTTTTAATCCTTATCCTAAAATAAAGGACGAAAAGAAAAAAGAAGCAACCAAGATAAAACAAAAAAGCAGTAAATTAGCTAAAGAAGAAAGAAATCGATTTAGCATAGTAACAAAAGATTTAGAACATTGTTATATATGCAAACATAAGAAAGAAGATTTGCATGAACTACTAGGTGGAAGAAATAGAAAGCGAAGCATGCAATATGGATTAGTAATACCAGTTTGTCGAAAATGTCATGAAAAGATAGAAAATAATGAAACTTTAAAGGAAAATTGGCATAAAGTTGCCCAAAAAGAGTTCAAAAACTACTATAAATCAGAAAACTTTGTGCAAATCTTTGGAAAAAATTATTTAGATTAACAATTAGGGTAGGACAAACAGTCTACCATAAATTTTACGAAAGGAGAAAAGAATGTGGCAAGGAAACGAATGATTGACCCTAATATTTGGCAAAGTGAAGATTTTAGCAAATTATCAACTTTAGGAAAATTAGTTTTTATTGGTTTATTTTCTCTTGCAGATGATGAAGGAAGAGGAAGATGTAATCCAGTATATTTAAAGTCTACATTATTCCCTTACGAGGAAAGTATAAGAAGTGCCGACATAGATAAAACCTTATTCGAAATAAGCTCTAATATGTCCGTAATTTTTTACTCTTGTGACGGAAGCAATTACTATAGCCTTTATAATTGGAATACATGGCAAAAGATAGATAGACCAAGTCAAAGTAAAATACCAGAATATGATGCAGAAATAATGGAAATAACATTCGGAGACAATTCGACGATGGTTCGACGAGGTATCCCATCTAAAATAAAAGAAGATAATAGAAAAGAAATAGAAGATAAAAGAAATAGAATAAAAGATACATACAATGAGAACTGCCCTCAGCTACCACAAATTCAAAAACTTACTGAAAAAAGGAAAAAGGCAATTGATAAATTTTTAAAAGAATTTACGAAAGAACAGTTTGAAGAAATATGCCAGAAAAGTAATTCAAGTGATTTCTTAACTGGGAAAAATGATAGAGGTTGGAAAGCGGATTTTGACTTTTTAATGAGGACAGATAAAGCCACAAACATCTTAGAAGGTAAATATGATAATAAAGGACGGAATGAATGACTTTAAGGAATTATGGAAGGAGGCAAAAAGTGAACAGGCAGGAAATAATACAAGTAATAACACTTTTGGCTGGTAATTATGACAGTATAGCGAAAAAGGATAAAACACAAAAGGAATTGATGATTAACACATGGAAAGAGTGTTTAGATGATTTAGATTATAAATTAGTTTTGCAAGCTGTAAAGAAAACAATAATAGAAAGTTCATATCCTCCAACAATACATGAAATACGTAAAAATGCAATAGAACTAATAAATCCATCTACACAAAGGACTGCAATAGAAGCATGGAATGAAGCTTATAATATGATATGTGGAGGATTGTATATGACAGAAGAACAATTTGACGATGCAAGTCCAGAAGTAAAGAAGTTTTTCGGAAATGTAAGACAAGTTACAGAATTAGCAAAAACAAATATAGATACTGTGAACACAGTAACAAAAGGACAATTTCTAAAGCAATATGACATCCTAGTACAAAGAGAAAAAGAACAAAAATTAATACCAGAAAGCATGAAACAATTTACGCAACAATTAGTAGAGAAAATGAGTATAAAACAGATGGGAGAGTGAAAACAAATGAAAATAGAAGATTATTTAAGTACAGAATATTTTACAACAAGAAAAGAACTAGAAAGAAGAACAGGATTAATAGATAGAGAAGTAAGAAAACAAATAAGCCAATTAAAAGAAACAGTACCAGTAATAAGTCATAGCAATGGAAAAGGTTACAGATTAGCAAAAGAGTTTGAAGATTTTAATACATCCAATGAAGCAAAACAAGAACTAGCAGAAATAGAACATTGCATAAGTGAAATAAATTCAAGGATAAGAAGTTTAAATAAAACAAAAAGGACATATGGAACATATGTAAAGAAATTAAAGAACAATATATTATTTTTAGAAAACATGAACCATATACCGCAGATTTAAAGGAGGAATTTTTAAACCAGTTTATAAAATGCCAAAGGAGTAGCTAATGAAATATAACTACAAAGAGTTAACAGGAAAATGTAAAAGCTGTGGAGGATGTATGAGATTAGAAAGTCTAAATTTTAGAGGAACAAACGAATGTGAGTATGCAGAAGAACCTATACAGCAAATAAAGCAAATGTTAGGAATACAGGAAAAAATAATGTGAATGTAAAACAAAAAAATTAGATAAATTGGAGAAGAAAAAAATGAGAAATATAGAAGATTTTAAAAAGTTTTTAAAAGATAATTATTACAACAATGAAGTTATAGAAGAAAAAGGCAAAATTACAGTAGGAGGATATTTAGACCTAAGTGGAACAGCAATAAAAGAATTGCCAGACAATTTAACAGTAGGAGGATGGTTAGACCTAAGAGGAACAGAAATAAAAGAATTGCCTGATAATTTAACAGTAGGAGGAGGTTTAGACCTAAGCGGAACAGAAATAAAAGAATTGCCAGACAATTTAACAGTAGGAGGATGGTTAGACCTAAGCGGAACAGAAATAAAAGAATTACCTGATAATTTAACAGTAGGAGGAGGTTTAGACCTAAGCGGAACAGCAATAAAAGAGATACCTGATAATTTAACAGTAGGAGGAGGTTTAGACCTAAGAGAAACAAAGATAAAAGATAAGCAAAAAGAAATAAAAAAAGTACAACCTCTTAAAGATGGATACTGTCAAGAAAAGAATTATATATATTACGATGGAATTTTATGGGGAAATATAAAGTCAATAAAGAAAAGAGAAAATATAACAATATATAAAACGCCATTAGGATATTGCGTAGTAGAAGGAAAATTATCAGCTCATGGAAAAACATTAAAGCAGGCAATAGAAGACTTAACATTTAAAAAATTACAATATACAGATGTATCAGAAATCGTAAGAGAGATAAAAAGAACAGGAAAAGTAACAAGAATGCAATATAGAGCAATAACAGGAGCATGTCAATTTGGAACAGAGCAATTTTGTAGACAACATAAAATAGAAGATTTAGAAGAAATTAGTTTAGAGGAATTAAGAAAGATATTAACACCAGATAATTATGGAGCAAAGAAATTTTGGAAATTAATAGATGAGGAGTAAAGAAAAATGGAAAGTAAAGAAAATACATTTGTGGAAGGATATATAGAAAGATCAAAAGAGGCAATAAAAATATGTAAGGAGTGTAAATACAGAAAGAAAGCAAGAAGACTAGAAATAGAAAGAAAAATAATACTAGCCAAGTTATTGGAGGATAAAAAAGAATTAACGGAAGAATTAAAATACAATATGACCAAAAGAGAAGCAAGACAACAATTACTATTGGTAAATAATTATTTAGAAATTTTGAAAGGAGAAGCAGATGAATAAAGAATTAAAAGTAGCTATAAGGACATTAAAGGAAATAATAACTACAAAATTTAATTTAGATTATTCAATAGATAGTACAGACAAAGAAGCAATAGAAACAGTATTAAAAGAACTAAAAAAACTACAAAAAGAGAACAAAGATTTTAAGCAAGCAAATACAGAAAAGGCAAATAAGTTAATAGAGATAACTAATTTATATTTGAATAGTGTGCCAAAAGAAAAAATAAGAGAAAAGATAAAGGAATTACAAAAGAAGTATGAAATAGCATTAGAAGAAAATAACACAAAAGCATTTATACTAAAATGTCAGATAACTATTTTAGAAGAATTGTTGGAGGAGAAATAGTATGTGTGAATATTGCAGACAAAGAAGCAAAAATGAGATTTTAGGAAAAGAACTTATATTACAACCAACAGCAGGATTTTACAATGATAGAAATTATAGTTCTTGGATAATGAAAAATAAAGCAGATGAAAAAGCAGGTATTATGATTTGTACAAATGGAGGAAATGCAGTGTATTTTGATATAAATTATTGCCCAATGTGTGGAAAAAAACTAATTAAATAAGCCATACTACACTAAAAGGAGTGTAGTAATGCAAGATAAAGAAATAATACAAAAATGGAAAGAAGGATTAAGCAAAGAACAAATAGCTAAGCAATATAAAAGGAAATATAATCACGAAATAAAAATAATAAGAAGTAGTGTAATGAATAGGCATAGTGGACGTTTTATAAGCAACTACAAAGCATTAGCTTATATAGAAAAAGTAATTTATAAATATTTAAAAGAAAGTGAGGAAAATAGAACATGAACATAGGAAAAGATAAAAGACACCCAAAATATATTTGCGATAAATGTGGACATGAAATATTATACATAGCTAAAAAAGGTTTTAAAGGATTAAACAAATACTATAAACAAAAACCGTGCTGGGACACAATAAGAAAAGATTTTGATTTATGCGATAATTGTGAGAAAAAGTTTAGAGAATGGCTAGAAAAGAAAGAAATGGAAACAATAGAGGAAGTAATAGCTAGATTTCCAGTTTATACAAGTTAAAAGATAATACAAAGGAGGTAAAATATGCACGATGAAGATAATTATGTTTTTATAGGAGAGAGTAAAATAATTGATTTGACACCAAAAGAAAATAAGATATTAAAATTATTACTACAAAACAAAGGAAAGGTTGTAACACATGAACAACTTTGTAAATTAATATACAACGATATAGATTATTATTTTAAGCAGTGTATGAAAAATAAAATACATGGATTAAGAAAAAAGTTAGAAGGAGAAGTTGATATATTAACTGTAAGAGGAATAGGCTATAAGATACCAGTAAATATCTATAATTATAAAAATATTAATTATTGTCCATTTTGTGGTAAGACAATTAGAAAAATATAGAAAATACTATAATGCAAATTAATACACGATAGAGTATATAAACTATAAGTTTATAGTGTAATATACAATATTACAAAATAAAAACTAAAAGTTACAAGAAAGAATAATAAAAATACAATTTTAGAGAAAGCGAGGAAAAGTAGAATGGATAAAATAATGATTATAAAAAATGTTAGATGTTATCAAGATAATAAAGGAGTAGCACAATTAAATTTAGAAGATGTAGCAAGAGGATTAGGATTTGTGCAGTTAAAGAATGGAATAGAGTATATTAGGTGGGAAACAATAAAGAAATATTTAGAAGAATTTTCTTTCCCAACTTGTTGGGAAAATGAAAAAATACCAGAATACATACCAGAAAATATATTTTATAAATTATGCTTCAAAGCTAAGAATGAAATAGCAAGAAAATTTCAAGATATTGTTACAGATGAAATATTACCAGCAATAAGAAAAACAGGAGGATATATAGCAGGAGAGGAAAACATGAATGAAGATGAACTGATATTAAAAGCAATGAATGTTTTAAATGCAAAGGTAGAAAATCTAAAACAAAAGAATAAACAATTAGAAGGAAAAATAGAAAATCAAAAACCAAAAGTATTATTTGCCAATTCAGTTGAAACAAGTAAAACAACAATATTAGTAGGAGAATTAGCAAAAATACTAAAACAAAATGGTCATAATATAGGACAAAATAGATTATTTGAATGGTTAAGAAACAATGGATATTTAATAAGTCGAAAAGGAACAGATTATAATATGCCAACACAAAAAGCAATGGATTTAGGATTATTCCAAATCAAAGAAACAAGTATAACACATTCAGATGGACATATAAGTATAAGTAAAACAGCAAAAGTAACAGGAAAAGGGCAAATATATTTTATTAATAAATTTATAGCATAGAAACGGAGAAAAGAAGATGAGAGTACCAAAAATATTTAGTAAAGATAATCACGAGTACATATTTGAAAAGGAATATCCCAACTTTATTTTATACAAGGACATGCTAATAGGAACTAAAAGATGCTTTAGTAGGCAAGAATTAGGGTTACTAAAAAAGCAACCTAGAATACAAAATATTAGTCCAGAAAAAGTAAAAAGATAAGGAGGTACGAATGAAAATATATGGAATATATAACCTAAAAGAAAATGAGCAGTGTCTAAGAGTAGGGACATTAAAAGAAATAATAATATTTTTGAATTTAAGTACAAAGGAAATAGAATTAGCGTTAAGAAGAAAAGCGACCATAAGAAATAAATATGAAATATGTTATTTATATAAAGAATAGGAGGTACTTATGACAAGGGAAGAGCTAATAGAATACTGTAATCTAAAAAAAGAAATAGAAGATTTGGAAAAAAGAATAGAACAAATACACAAAACAACAGAAATGGTATCAGATACAGTTCAAAATGGATACAAGCATAGGGCAATTATTTACGGAGTAGATCTTATAAGAAAAAGCAAATTACATTTATATGAAAATAAATTACAAAATTTTTATAATAAAATATTTGAAGAACGAGATAAGATAGAAGATTACATAGAAACGATACCTAAAAGTGATATTAGACAAATATTTAGATATAAATACATAGATAATATGAACTGGATTCAAATAATGCATGAAATGAAGTATAATTCAGAAAGTACGGCTAGAATGAAACATGATAGATTTTTAGAAGAAAATTTATAAATGTGCGTTTTGTGCGTTTTTCATATGTTATAATAAGTACAAGTAGAATTGTCGGAAGACGACAAACAGGTAAAAAAGAAAAGACCCCTATATCTTTTTTACTTCCCCATATAGCTAGTTATAGAAATATAGCTAGTTTTTTATTATGCTATTATAAAAAAGACAGCCCCAAACTCTTTCGAGAGTGGGGCTATTTTGGATGTGAATAGTACATTAATTATATTACAAATCAACATAAAAATCAAACGAGGTGAAAAGCCTATGGAAACAATCTATGAAACCTACACAAGAACACTATGCAGTAACTGCAAAAACAGGAAGCAGAACCTATGTGAAATAAGAAAAGACATAAAAGGAACAGCAAAATGTGTATATTACCAAAAAGACAAAGAAACAGAAGGATACAAGCAATTTAGAGGAAGGTTAGCAAACCAAAGTCAGCCAATTATGAAAATATGATAATGTGAAACAAACACAAAAAATAGGAGATGATAAAAAGTGGAAGAACAAAAACATGCAGGTGGAAGACCACCAAAATATAAAACAAAAGAAGAATTGCAAGAAAAGATAGATATATATTTTGAAAGTTGTTATAGACCTATTAGTAGAATTGTTGATGGTAAATATATAGATATAAAAGATAGCAATGGCGAAATAGTAAAAGAACAAATTAGACCATTTACCATAACGGGATTAGCGGATGCATTGGATATGAGTAGACAAAGTTTATTAAATTATAGTAAAGATGATGAGTTTTTTGACACGATAATGCGCGCGAAACGAAAATGTGAATTATATGCAGAAGAAAGGCTTTTTGACAAAGAAGGAAATAAAGGTGCTATCTTTAGCTTGTACAATAATTTTGAAAATTGGAAAGAAAGACAAAATATAGATGCAAATGTAAATACCGAGATAAAGGTTTCTTTGACAGATGATTGATATTAAAATTAGTAAAAAAGTGTTTAATGATAAGTATGTTCCTTATTTAGATAATGAGGATAGATACTTACTTTTTTTTGGTGGTGGTTCAAGTGGAAAGTCTTATTTTATTGTACAAAGATGGGTATATAAGATTTTAAAACAAAAGATGAACTTACTAGTAGTAAGACAAACAGGAGCTACTAATCGAAATTCAACATTTGCATTATTTAAACAAGTAATTAGGCAATGGAATTTATCGAATGTTTTTCAAATAACAGATTTAAAAATAAAGTGCAAAAATGGAAATGAAATAATTTTTTCAGGATTAGATGATGTTGAAAAGTTAAAATCTGTTACCTTTGAAAATGGGGAACTTACAGACATATGGGTTGAAGAAGCAACAGAAACTTTGGAGGCTGATATAAATCAGCTTAAAGTACGTTTAAGGGGTGGAACTTCTAAAAAACAAATGGTATTAAGCTTTAATCCTATTAATATAAATCACTGGATAAAGAGGCATTTTATAGATAGTAAGTTAGCAACTGTTTGCCATAGTACTTACAAAGATAATAAGTTTTTAACAAAAGAAGATCGAGAAACATTAGAGTCATTTAAAAGCATTGATGAGTATTATTACAATGTGTATTGCTTAGGTCAATGGGGTGTTTTAGGTAAAACTGTATTTGATGCTAAAGCAATTAGTAATCGTTTACAGGAAATACCAAAACCAATTAAAATAGGATATTTTACTTATGAATACGATGGATTAAAAATAAGCAAAATTCAATGGGTAAATGATAAAGGTGGTTATATAAAAATTTATAAGATGCCAAACACACCTAAACAAACAAAGTATTGTATTGGTGGTGATACAGCAGGAGATGGATCAGATTATTTTACAGGACATGTTTTAGATGCTAATACAGGAGAACAAGTGGCAGTTTTGAAAAATCAATTTGATCCAGATTTATATACAAAACAAATGTATTGCTTAGGATGGTATTATGCTAGTATGGATTTAGATGGTAGAAAAACACCAGCATTAATAGCAATAGAGGCTAATTTTGATAGTTATCCAATTAGAGAATTACAAAGATTAGGATATGTCAATCAATATGTAAGAGAAAGGCAAGATACTTATACAGGGGCAACAGAGAAGAAGTTTGGTTTTAAAACTACAATACTTACAAGACCTACTGTTATTTCTAATTTAATACAGATTGTTAGGGAATATACCTATTTATTAAATGACAAAGATACTTTAGAAGAGTTGTTGACAATTGTTAGGAATGAAAAAGGAAGGATAGAAGCACCAGATGGAGGACATGATGACCAGATGATGGGATTGGCAATAGCATATGAAGCAAAAGAACAGGTAACTTTTACAATAGAACCAATGATAAGTGAAAAGAAGTTTAGTTTTGTAATAGAAAAGCCAGTAAATTGTGATTATGGCGAGGAAATTCAAGTGATTTAGGAGGGAGTATTTGTGAAGAAACAAGTGTTAAGAAAATTATTAAATAATAGGAAAGTTAATAAAATAACTAAGAAAGAAAAAAGTACTCGTAAAACAAAAAGAAAACAGGAGGAAGGTTAATGATGGAAGTATTACTAATATGGTCAGTAGGCTTGATTTGCTTACTTAGCTTTTATTTGGGATTTAGTGTAGCTAAAGGAGATCCTATTATGGATAAGTCAATCAAAATATTAGATCCTTTAGGCTCTTATAGAGAATATAAAGAAAAACAAGAAGTCAAAAAAGAACAAGAAAAGGTTGATGTTATTATGCAAAACATTGATCGTTATGATGGTACACCTAATGGACAAAAAGATGTACCGAATTAAGGAAGTGATAAAGAGTGGATTTGAAAGAATTAAAACAGACAGATATATGGTCTTTGTATGAGCAAGGCAGAAATTATATGAGAAGAATGAATATTTTTACAGATACAGATAGAAATTATAGGTTTTATTCTGGTAATCAGTGGGAAGGTGCAAAGATTGAAGGAATTGAACAGGCACAGTTTAATTTTATAGAGACTATTGTAAATTATAAGACAAGTAGTATTAACAATAATTTATGGGGAATTCATTTCTCGAGTGAGAATTTTGATAATAAAGAGTTTAGAAAGACGGCAGAAAATACTTGTGAATTGTTAAATAAGAAGGCAGCAAAAGTTTGGGAAAAAGATAATTTGGATTTAAAAATTAGAGAATTATCAGATGATGCGGCGATTAATGATGAGGCGATTTTATATGTGGATTATGATAAAGAATTACAAAGTCCAGTTAATGAGGTATTAAGTAAAAATGATATTCAGTATGGAAATGAAAATAATTCAGATATACAAAAGCAACCCTATATTATTGTGAAACAAAGGTTACCTTTGATAGAAGTGGAACAAATTGCGAAAAATGATGGAATAAGCGAAGAAAAGATAGCGTTAATTGGTACAGATAAGGATTATTTTGAAGAAGCTGGTGATGATGCTAAATATGAAAAAGAAGATATGTGTACTGTGATAACGAAATTATGGAAAGAAAAAGGATCAGTACATTATGCTAAATCTGTTAAATATGTAGAAATTAAGAAAGATACTGATACAGGACTTTCTTTGTATCCAATTGCACATTTTAATTGGAAAGAGAAAAAGGGATGTGCTAGAGGAGAAGGAGAGGTTAGATATTTAATTCCAAATCAAATTGAATTGAATAAGACATTGGCTAGAATGTTGTTATCCATCAAACAAAGTTCTTATCCACAAAAGGTTGTTAATATGGATAAGATACAAAATCCAAGTGCTGTTAGTCAAATTGGTGGAATTATTAAAACGAAAAATGGCACGACAATTGATGATGTAAATAAGATTTTTGGAAATATTCAACCTGCACAGATGAGTGGAGATGTACAGAATTTGTTGAACAATTTGATTTCTGTTACAAGAGAATTGAAAAATGCTTCTGATATTGCAACAGGTGGAATTGATCCCGAAAAAGCAAGTGGTAAAGCAATTTTAGCAATTCAGCAAGCTTCTCAACAACCTCTTGTTAAACAATTAGGAGGTTTGAAGAAGTTTGTAGAAGATTTGGCTAGAATTTGGTTAGATATGTGGATTGTTTATACTCCTGATGGATTAACTTTAGAAGAAACTCAAACAGATAATGAGACCAATGAGGAGTATACACAATTGGTAAAAGTACCAGCTAGTGTTATGAAACAGTTGCAGGCAGATGTAAAAGTAGATATTACACCTAAGTCTGCTTTTGATAAATATGCACAAGAGCTGTCTTTGGAGAATTTGTTAAAACAAGGCTATTTTAATCCGCAAATGTTACCACAATTAAAGCTCTATGTAAAGGCTTTATCAGATGATAGTGTTATGCCAAAACAAAAATTAATGGAGATTATTGAACAAGAGGAAGAAGAACAAAGAAAGATTGCTGAGATTAATGCAAGAGCACAAATGCTAAAACAAAGAGCGAGTCAGTTTATTAATAGCGATGCAGGAGGACAAGCTAGTCAAATAGCAATGGCACAAGATAGTATGGATACACAAGAGGTACAAGAAGAGCAGATGATGTAAGTTTTTAATAAGCTCCAAACTGTGAAGAGGGTAAAAGCTTCAGGAAGATAAAGTCGACAGACTATAAAGGGAGGTTTAAAAATGGAAGAAAAAGAAATTGTAGAACAAACTACAGATACTGAAAAAGTAGATACTCTAGCTACAGAAGAATTAGAGGGTAAGGTAGAAGAATCTAATACCGCTGAAGCTACCGAAAGTGGAATAAAAGAGGTAGAAGAAGAAAATGGAGTTAAGACTTTTACACAAGAGGAAGTTGATAAGATTGTTAAGGATAGATTGTTTCGAAAGGAAAATAAAATTCGTGATGAGTATGAAGAAAAGTATTCAGCTGTGGAAAACATATTAAATGCTGGATTAGGAACCAATGATATAAAAGAAGCTACTAAAAAATTGGCAGAGTTTTATAAAGAGCAAGGTATTGTAATTCCAGAGCAAAGATTAACTAGGAGACAAGAAAGAATATTGGCAGAAGCAGAAGCAAATGACGTGATTGCTGATGGTTATGAGGCATTAGTAAAAGAAGTAAATCGATTGGCTAATAAAGGTTCTGACAATCTATCATCAAAAGAGAAATTAGTGTTTACAAAGCTTGCAGAGGAAAGAACGAGACAAGAGTCTTTAAGGGATTTAAAGTCAATTGGAGTAGGAGAAGATATTTTGGAAGATGAGAGTTTTAAGGAATTTTCTCAAAAATTAAATCCAAAGTTGTCGTTAAAAGAAAAGTACGAGATGTACGAAGAGATGAAGCCAAAAAAGAAGATAGAAACAATAGGAAGTATGAAAGGAACACCATCGAAAGATAATGGTATAAAAGATTTCTATTCAAGGGAGGAAGCTTTAAAGTTTACGAGGGAGGATTTTGATAAAAATCCGAAATTGTTTGAAGCAGTAGAGAATTCGATGGCTAAATGGTAATGCTTACTTTGTAATAAAGAAGAAAGGTTGTGATAAAAATGGCTGTAACAAATTTTATTCAAACGATATGGAGTAAGAAAATTCAAGATGATTTGGAATTAAAATGTAAATTGGTGGATAACTGTTTACGTGATTATGAAGGGGATTGTAAGTATGCTCAATCGGTAAAGATTTTAGGGGTAGGAGAACCAACAATTGATGCTTATGATAGTTCAAAAGATATTGATATTGAAGAAATGAGTGATAAGGGGCAAATTTTGACAATTGATCAGGCTAATTATTTTGCTTTTTATGTGGATGATGTAAATCAAGCTCAATCTGTTCCAGGTTTAAAAGAAAAGTATCAAGAAAAAGCGGTTCATGGTTTAGCTGTAAAAAGGGATAGTTATGTGGCTTCTTTAATTGCAACTGGTACGAATGTAACAGAAATCACCACATTTTCACAAGAAGCGATTAAAGAAGGTGTTGATTTAGGTATTGTAGCATTAAGGGAAAGAAATTTTGATGAAGAAGGGGTATTAGAGATTACACCAAAAGTATATAATTATTTTAAAAATGAATTAATTACATTATCTACAGATAACCCAGATTATATCAAAAAAGGTATTGTTGGTGTGTATGATGATTTTAAAGTGATTATGAGTAATAATATGCATAATGATGGAACTCATACTTATTGTGATATTAGAGGTAAAAAGGCAATTGCTTTTGCTGGTCAAATTAATGAAGTAGAAGCTTTAAGAGCAGAGAAAAGATTTAAAGATATTATTAGAGGTTTAGATACATTTGGTGCTAAAGTTATTGATGATGATAGGATTCAGGTTTTAAAAGTAGCAAATGGTTAATTTTTTAAGGAGACGTTTTTGTCTTCTTTTTATATCGTGGTAAAAGTTTTAATAGGTGCAATTCCTATGACTGCGAAGGAGGTATTAGATGAAAAATTATATTAAAAATCCAGATGTAACGATTTATAAGGGCGTATGTGTAGATAAAGATACTGTTTTAAGTTTTGAAAGGGAAGATGGTAAGTTAAAACAGGAATTAAAAGATTTTAAATTTGTTCAATATGAAAAACGTGAAGCTGATAATTTTGTGAGTGAGACGAAGACAACAATTGATTTGAAAGAGGGAATGGTTGTTCTTTTTGAAGATAAGAATAGAGGTTATGTGGTGCCTGTTGAAAGGTATGTAACTATAGGAGAAGCGTTAGAAGATTTAGGATATATCAAAGATTTAGACAAGGAGGTTTAATATGACTTTAGAGGAGTTTAAGACGAAAGTGTATGCCTTAATTGAAGAGTATAATGAAGATGCAGATGATTTAACAGAAGATACGGATTTAGCTAATAAGATGAATGGTGTTATTAATCAAGTTATGAATGAGATGGTTCGATTTAAGAAAATTCCTGCCTTTACGACGATGGATATAGTGTTTGCAGAAGGAGAGGATGAGTATGCAGTTTCAATGTCTGAAATTGATGATAATATGTATCAGATTGATGTTATTAGAGGGGTTGAAAGTATTGTAATAGGGAAACAGATTATTTTTAGTGAAGAGGGGATGGCAAAGATTTATTATTTTAAGTATCCTGAGCAAATTGATCTAGATACAGAAGATAGTTATGAATTTGAATTAGATAGGGATGCGCTTGAATGTATGGTGTATGGTGTGGCAGCCGATTTGTTAAAGTCTGATGTTTCTGCTAATTTTGGAAGAATTTATGCGGAAAGGTATGAACAATTGTTGCAAAGACTAGATGGTAGAAATGCTTTAGGGGGTATTTTTATAGAGGGAGGAGTTGAAATTTAATGGCAAGTACTTCAAGTAGTTTGGCAAGTGGTAGTTTAGTTTTTAGAAATTATAAAGATTTTCGAGGGGTTGATTTTAGTAATCGAAAAGATGAGGTTTCTATTTTTCGTTCTCCTGATTGTGTTAATGTTTGGCAAAATTATAAAAGTAGTAATGGAAAGTGTATCGAGACAAGACCTGATATAGAGTTACTAAAGGAGTATGAGGAGCCTATTTTTGGTTTGTATTTTTTTAATGGTCATAGGATTGTTCATTGTGGAAATAAGCTATATGATGAAGATAGTTTGATTTATGAGGATATGGCTAGGAAGGAAAGCCAATTTTTTATTTTTAAGAAGTGGTTATATATAAAAGATGGTGTGAAGTATTTGTTTTATGATGGGGAGTTGGTAAAAGAAGTAGAAGGATATGTTCCGACTACTACGATTAGCAAGGCTCCTTCTGGAGAAGGAACGAGATTTGAAGATATAAATTTGTTGACAGGTTTAAGAAAGAATCAGTTTTGTAGTGATGGAGAGAGTAAAGAATATTTTTTAGATGTAGAAGAGTTTGATGAGGATTATGTTCCTGTTGTTTCTATTGATGGTAATGTATTAGAGCAAACAAAATATGCTTATGAGGCTAAAAAGGGGAAGATTGTGTTTCAAGAGGCACCTAATAAGCCTTTAACAGATGGTCAAGATAATGTGGTGATTCAATTTAAAAAAGAGGTTGAAGGGTATCGAGAAAGGATCGAGAATTGTACTCTTTTGACAGTGTTTGATAATCGTTTGTTTTTTTCAGGTAATCCTAATTTTCCTAATATGTTGTGGCATTGTAGTATGGAAGAGCCGTCTTATTGTAGTGATACAGATTTTTATACAGAAGGGATTGATGATAGTAGGATTAAGGCTTTGGTTGCTGGGAATAATGCGTTATGGGTAATGAAAGAGCCGAGTCAAACGAATACGACTATTTTTTATCATAATCCAACGGTTGATGAAGAGAGTGGGAAGTTGTATCCAAGTGTACATTCTAGTATTAGTACTGGTTGTGTGGCGAAAGCTATTAATTTTAATGATGATATTTGTTTTTTTAGTGAAAGAGGAATGGAGAGTATTTCTGGTGATGTTACAACTGAACAAGTGATAACACATCGAAGTACTTTAGTAGATAATAAGCTTTTAAATGAGGAAAATTATAGGAGTATGAAGTTAGCGGAATGGGAAGGATATTTATTGGTAATGGTAGATAATAGGATTTATCTTGCTAATTCAAGGAGCTTGTTTACAAATCATGATCATAATGAGTATGAGTGGTTTTATTGGGTTTTTGATGAGAATATTACGAATGCGTTAGTTAAAGATGGAATATTATATTTGTGCTTTGATACGAAGATGTGTACTTTAACGAATGTTAGTAGCGATAGAAAGGTGGAGGCTTATTTTACTACTTTTGCAGATGAGATGAATTATCCTCATATGTGGAAGACAACGAATAAGAAGGCAACTGTGATTGATGTGGAGTGCAATAAGATGAAATTAGAGGTAAAGACCGATCGTAATGATTTTATGCTAATTGGTATTTTTAATAGCCGTTTGAAGGGGTATGTGAAACCTAGAATTAAGGCTAAGAAGTTTAAAATGGTACAGCTTAAGTTTTCTTCGAGTGTACCGTTTTTTTTGTATTCTTGTACATTAGAGGCATATTTAGGAAATATTGTTAAGAGATAAAGGAGGAGAAGATGGCAGCAGTTGATGTAAATAATTCGGCACTAACCAATTTGGTAGATACGAAAAATCAGTTAATAAATGAGGCACAAGCTAATTATAATAAGGCTTCCCAAGGGGCAACACAGAAGTATAATGAGTTAATTCAAGCAAGTAAGGATTATGGGAAAGAGCAAGCAGATATTCAGCAACAACAAACGAACCAGACGATTGCGGAGATTAATCAGAATAAAGATAAGACACAAAGGGATTATTTGAAAGAACAAAAGGGTGCTTATGTTGATTATGCGAACCAAACAAGCCAGTTTGGTGTGAATGCTGAGAAGATGGCAGCACAAGGATTGTTAGGTAGTGGGTATCAAGAAAGTTCAAAGGTTTCTATGTATAATACGTATCAAAATAGGGTGGCTTTGGCAAGACAAAGTTTTAATGATGCGATTGTTCAGTATGATAATCAGATTACAAAGGCGCAGATTGCTAATAGTGCGGCTTTAGCAGAGATTGCTTATAATTCCTTACAGACACAGTTGCAGTTGTCTTTGGAAGGGCTACAGTATGAAAATGAGTTGTTACAACAATTGACGAGTACAAAGTTAAGTGCTAGTACTTCTTATGATAATTTGTGGCAGTCTATGTATAATACTTTATTAGATGAAAGCCAGTTTAATGAGCAATTAGCTTATCAAAAGGAACGTGATAAGGTGGAGGATAGTCATTGGGAGAAGGAGTATGCTTTGTCTTTGGCAGCGCAAAAAAAAAGTAGTTCGGGTAGTAGCAAGAAAAAAAGTTCAGCTGGAAGTTTGAAGGTTTCTGGAAGTGATACTTCGGAAATAAGTGATTATGCTAAAAGAGTGGCAAGTAATTTGGCAACATTGAAGAAGGGGCTTTTTGGTTCTACGGTTGTGAATGCATCTAGGGGGCAAATTGCAGAATTGGTAAATCAGGGAACATTATCGACAGCAGAGGCAGAATATATTTTCGATACAGTTGGAATGTAAGGAGGAAGATATGTCATCGTTTAGTGATTATTATAAGAAATGGAAGAGTGATAATGGAATAACAGAGGATGCATCAGCACAAAGTTTGACAGATCATGAGAAAGCACAAAATGCTGGAAGGAATGTTGATCGATTTTTCGAAGGTATGAAGGTTAAGCAAGAACAAAGAAAACAAGAAGAACAACAAAAAAGGTTAGAAATGCAGAAGAATAGGAAGGCGAATTTTGAAAGCTATTTAAGTAATAAGAGCAATGCTATGAATAAAGTTTCCCAAAATTTACAAGAGCAAAAAAAAGAGAAAGAGGAGCAACAACAAAAGTTTAAAGATTATTTAGGGGAATTGTCTAAGGTAAATAGACAAAAGCAAGGTGTTCAATCAATAGAAAATAATCGTTATCAAGGGAATAGAAGTGTTAGTGAAGAGGTTTTGTTTCCTACTAATACACAGTTTCAATTAGCCAATAGTGAGGAGATAAAACAGGCAAAAGATTTAAAGTCAGAAGATATATATCGTTTAACTAATGGAAAAGTTGATACAAGGAACCAATTTCAAAAGGTGAAAAGTGATGTGGCAGGAGTTGCTGGGAATGTGGCAATGGGAGTGGAGTCAGTTGTACCTAATATAGCGAAGTATATGGATAGTCTTTTTTCTTATGGTTCTAAAAAAGCAGTAGCAAATATAACAGAGCAAATTTTGTCTGATAAACACGGTAAAGAGGATGCGAAACAAGCAGGTGAGATTGTTGGTTCTTTGTTAGGAGATGAGTTGTATAAAAATACGGCATCTGATTTTTATAAAGCGAATGAGGATTTAAATAGTGAGGAAAGGAAACAATGGAGAAGAGAGACGATACAAAGTAATACGAATAAAACAACAAATCCATTAAGTAATTTTTTATCAGAATTAGCACCTAATATTGGTAGTAATTTAGTTCCTATGGCAACAACTGCGGTAAATCCAGTAGTAGGAGGGGCTTTGTTTATGACATCGGTAGCTGGTGGTTATTTAGATGAGGCAAAAGAACGTGGGATGAATGAAGGACAAGCAATAGCTTATGCAACTATAATGGGTGGTGTAGAAGGTGCAACAGAAAGTATTATTTCGTCAGATATGATTTCAAAAGCAAAGAAAATAGCGACAGGAACAGGATTAAGTGAAAAGGTGCTAAATAGTTTTGGTGTTAATGTTGCGGAGAATTTTGTACAAGAGTCGTTGACAAATCCAATTAATGAAATAGTGGCAGAGGTTACAGGGGGAAAAGAGGCAAGTAATTGGGATAATTTGGGACAAAGAATGCTAGAGGATGGCGTTAAGGGTGCTATTAGTGCTTTTATATTGTCAGGAGCTTCTGTTGGAGTTGGAAGTGCTGTTAATGTGATGAATAAAAATAAGAGTAATCAAAGAGTAACAGAACATGAGATAGCAACAGCGATAAAAGATACACAGTCACAAGTGGGTATTACTATGGAGGATTATTTGAAAGGTGCTGTGCAAGCAGAAGTAGAAAAGGTTCAAAGTATTAGTAGAAAGCAAAATATTGATGGAGAACAAATAGATAGTCTTGCAAATAATAAACAACCAATGTATAATAGTATTGAAAGCGAAGGTGGTATAAATGAACAAAGTCAATTTACCAATCAAGAAGAAGCAACCAGCCAATCAATTAACAAACGAGGAATGGTGCGAGATGTTGAAGCAATTGGAAACAATGAACGAGGAAGAAGCACATCGATTATTGACAACACCAAAGGGAAAAATGATGGTTCAAGAGTTCGCCAAGACAATATTTCCAAAGAAGGACAATCAATAGAACTAGCTTATGAAGATAATAAAAATATATTGAAAACTATGGAATATGCCAAGAAAAATCCCTATGTTGTACCATCAAAAGAAATACAAGAAGTAAAAAAATTTGCAGAAGAGTTAGGAGTACCATTGAATATGTATTCTGGCGAAGAAGGTAATATACATATAGGATTGACTGATGGAAATGAAGTATATTTAGATATAAACCAAAAAAACATATCAAAAGAAGACGGTTCATTAATGAACCGTTTTTCTCATGAACTTTTGCATTTTGTAAAAAGGAATAATAAAATAAATGCGAAAGATAGTATTAATGAACTAACAGGTAGAATTGTTAAAGAAAATCCACAAAGTATAAAAAAATTAGTAGAAAACAAGGGATATGATACAAATGAAATATCAAACAAGGCTTTTTCTTTTTTAGCAGAAGAAGTATTAGGAGATTATTCAGCTAGACATATTTCAGGGTATGACATTGATTATAGTTTGCCAGAAGATATTACATACATATTAAATACCACAATAGATGATGCTATAACTGAACTTAAATTGAAAAATACTAATAATATACAAGAAGTAACTAACACAAGTAATCTATTAAATAAAGTGGAGGTAAATACACAATCATTAGGATACAAATCGGATCAAGAAGGAAAACAAAGAAAACACTATAAGTCTGTAATGAAAAGTGACCAAGTAGGAGAGGTTGGAAAACAATTAGCAAAGAGTTTGCTTGAAAAAGATGTCTATACGCCAATTTCTAATGTGGATACTATAGCAACAGTAAATGAAAATATGAATAGAAATGGTGTAGATAATACTTATATTGCTTTTAGAAATAAAGTAAATAGTAATGAAAGAATAACTTTGCAGGATATAGCAACAGGAGAAAGGTTAATTCAAGTTTTTTCACAAAATGGAGAGATAGAAAAGGTAAATGGTTTAATACAAGATGTGGCTATTTTAGGAACCGAATTAGGACAGCAAGTACAAGCTATGAGCTTGATTAAAAAGATGTCGACAGAAGGACAATTAATGTATTTGAATAAGGTTGTTGAAAGAACGAATATAAAAGAGAATACTGATTTAAAAATTACGGATGAGATGAGTAAAAAGATTTTAGAGGCAAAAAATCAAACGGAATTAGAAGAGGCATTAACTGATATTTCAGTAGAATTAGGACAACAACTTCCTGTATCGATAAAAGATAAAATTAGGTCTTGGCGCTATTTAAGTATGTTAGGAAATCCAAAAACGCATATTAAAAATTTAGGGGCTAATGTTTTTATGAATCTAACACAACAAATAAAAAATAAAGTGGGAGGAGCCACGGAAGATGTTGTGGGAGTGTTTAAAAAAGACTTAGAAAGAACAAAAACATTAAAACCTGCCAATAAAGATCAAAGAACTTTTGCAAAACAAGATGCTGAGTTTATGAAGGATAAAATAGATGGTGGTGGCAAGTATGATATAAAGAATGTGATACAAAATAGCAAAAGGCAATTTGATAATAAGGTATTAAATGAGATTGCTAATTTTAATTCTGATATGTTGGAATTAGAGGATAATATCTTTTTGAAAAAAGCCTATAGGCAAGCGATGCAAAATTATATGAGTGCAAATAAATTAACTAGTACAGATATGGAAAAGTCAACTGTTTTACAGAAGGCTAGAGAGTATGCAAGTTTACAAGCACAAGAGGCGACGTTTCATCAGTTTAATTCGTTAGCACAAAGATTAACAGAAATTGAAAATAAAGGTGGTATTGCAGGGAAAGCAACAGAAGCAATATTGCCGTTTAAGAAGACACCAATGAATATTGCAAAGTCTGCGGTAGAATATTCTCCAATAGGATTGGCTAAAAGTTTGACATATGATATAACGCAAATCAATAAAAAGACAAAGGATTATAAAATAAAGTTAGAAAAAGGAGTAATATCACAAGAAGAATATGATACAGGGGTATCTAAAGTGGTAACTAGCACTATTGATAATATGGCAAAAGGATTAACAGGAACATCACTTGCCATATTAGGATATGCTTTAGCAGATATGGGATTGTTAAAAGCAGGAAATGATGGAGAAGATGATGAATTTAAGGAAAAGTTAGGAGAGCAAGAGTATGCTATAAGGATAGGGGATAGTACTTATACTTTAGATTGGGTGTCTCCTAGTGCTATTCCTATGTTTGTTGGTTCAACTGTTCATAAATTGATACATTCTCAGAAGGAGGATAATTCTAATTTGTTAAATTCTTTGATGACTGCTAGTGCTAAAACTTTTGAACCTATGACTGATATGAGTATGTTACAAGGTTTGACTGGTGCGATTAGTTCTTATGAACAAGGAAGTTCTAATATGTTGCTTGATTTAGGGGCGAGTGCTGTGAGTTCTTATTTTGGTCAGTTTGTTCCAACTGCTTTAGGTCAAGTGGCTAAAGTAATAGATGATAAGGAAAGGGATACTAGTTCAACCGAAAAAGGTTTGGCTAAAAAGGTGGATCAGTTTACTAAACAACAGATGGCAAAGATACCAGTTGTTTCAAAAATGTTACCAGTAAAAAAAGATATTTGGGGAAATGATAAAAAAAGGGATGGTAATTTTTTAGTGAGAACTTATGAGGTTGCTATGTCTCCTTATAATAGAAAGAAGATTGTAGAGAGTTATACGGATAAAGAGTTGTTAAGTGTATTTGAAAAGACTGGTGAGAATGTTTTACCAAGTGTACCTAATAAGGATTTGACAATTAATGGCGAGAAGTATAGGTTAAGTTCTGAAGAATATAATAAGGCGAAAGGTGTGTTTGGACAGAATTCAAAACGTATTTTAGATAATTTGGTTAAAACAAAAGAGTATAAGGGTTTATCACAAGAAAAAAAGGCAAAGGCAATAGAGAATGTTTATTCTTATACAAAGGAACAATTAAAGGTGGATTATGCAAAGAGTAAGAAAAAAGAGATTGAAACTTCTCATTTGTATAATACTTTGAAGGAATTGAAACAAGAGGGTGGTAGTCAAAGTGATTATTTAAGTTATACGGCTAGAGTAGATGGCATGAAAAAGGATAAACAGAAAAATGAAGTATTGGCAAAAGCTAATTATTCAGAAGAGACGAAGTCTATTATTTATAAAAATGCGATAGGGAAAGAGGATGAATTATATAATGATGTGCTAGAGAGAACAGGGATCAATATAAATGAATACTTGAATTATAAATTGCAAGAGTTTAATAGTGATAAGAAAGAAGATGGAACAGTAAAAGGTGAGACGATTTCTGGTAGCAAAAAGAAAAAAGTGTATGATTATATTAATACAATGGGAATAACAAGAGACCAAAAGTTACTATTGTTAGGTACACAATATAAGTTAAGTAGTGGAGAAAGAACAGAATTGGCAAATATAATTAATAAACTTCCTAATACAACGAAGTCTCAGAAAATGAAAGTATATGAAAAGATGCAAGGTTTTACGGTTTTTAAGAATGGAACGATAAACTGGTAAAAATATTAATTTTTTTACAAATTATGACAAATTTTGCATAGGATATGTAGTATTATTAAAAATAAGTGGAGGATGTTGTAATGAAGATAGTATTTACTTGTATTTTGTCTCTTTTTATTTTTTCTATTGTTTCATTTGGTTATGAGATAGAGCCTGATATGTCATATGAAGAATTGTATTCTAAGTTAGAAGATCTTAATTATGAATATGAATGTTTGCTAGAAGAGTATCATAGCGAAAAAAGGAGTTATGAAGAATTGGCTATTGAATTAAAACAGAAGGAAGAAGAATTACAAGAAGTAAAAGAAGAAAATAAAAATATTAATGGCAATTATAAAAAGGATATGGGGTTGTTATTAATTTTAGGTATTGCAGTTTTTTTAATAGGTTGTATGAGGAAAGATAAAAACAATAAAGATTGATGGAAAGGTAGGGGGAGATATTGAAAAGGATAGTAATTTGTTTTGTGGTTTTTACAATGATTTTAATTAATTTTGTCTTTGCATCGAGTTTTGATGATTATTACAAGGAGTGGAAGAAAGAAAATAATACAGTAAATGACGTGCCATATCAGTCTAACTTGACAGATGAAGAGAAAGCAAAAGAGGCAGAGGAAAACATTGATAAAATGTTCGATACTATAACAATAGATAATTTAAAAGATATGATAAAAAGTAAAGAAGAACAAATAGAGGATTTAAAATTTGAAAAAAGTAAAAAAGAAAAGAATTATAATTTAAGTATTATAATAATTAATCTTTTTTATATTTTGATTATTTTGTTAGAGTTTGTATTTTTTAAGGTTAAAGAGAAAAAGATGGATAGAAAAGAAAAATAATTGTCAAGAAAGTACCAGTTTGGTGCTTTCTTTTTTAGGAGGAAAAGATGATTTTACCAAAGCAAGATAGAAATGGAGCAAGAACACCAGCAGATATAGAGCGTAGGTATAAATTAGGAAAGATCAGAACAACAGAGAGCAGAGTAAGGCGATTAGAAGAAGATAGCGTTTTAGATGATATTTTATCAGATAGTTCTGTTAATGCAGTTCAAAACAAAGTAATTACAAAAGCGTTACAAGAGAAGGTTAATAAAGTGACTGGTAAAGAGTTATCAACCAATGATTTTACAAATGAGGATAAAGAAGCGATCCATGTTCACAGTAATAAAGAAGTATTAGATAAAATTACAGATGAAAGTATAGAAGAGTGGAATAAAGTTTTTAGCTTATGTAGTTTGATTGCTCCTGTTTATGATGATACATTGACTTATGAAATAGGAGATTATGTGATATTTCAAGATAATTTATATCGATGTAAAACAGCCATAACGGTAGAAGAACAGTGGAATGAAAACCATTGGGAAAAAACTACTGTTATGGCTGAAATTATTAGCTTAACTGGTTAAAGGAAAGGAGTGGAGTTTATGGTAAAAATTGATGAAGAAGATGGAGAGACAATTTATTTGACAAGAGGAGATACGACGACAGGGAAGTTTAATAGATTGGCTTTTAATTATGAAATTAAGGATTTAAGGACAGGAGAAGTTGAACCTTATGAGTTTCAATTGACTGATAAGATTGCTTTTATTGCGATGGAGAAGAAAGGGTATTCGAAAAAGGAGATTGTGAGGAAGGAGTATACTTTGGAGGATTTGGGGTATACAGAGCCTGCGACTTCGGTAGAGATACCATTAACAGAGGAAGATACGAAAAAGTTTCCTTTAAAGAATAAGAGGAGGACTTATTGGTATGATTTAGTTTTAAATGATATTACGACGATGACAGGTTTTAATGAAACAGGTGGAAAGAAGATGATTGTTTTTCCAGAGTCTGGAGAAATAGGAGAATAAGGAGGTTTTTAATATGATAGGTTTTAAAGGAGAGAGAGGCTATTCAGCTTATGAAGTAGCGGTACAAAATGGATTTGTTGGTAGTGTGCAATCATGGCTTGCACAGTTGGGGACTTCTAGTGTTTATGAGCAAAAATCAGTTACTAAGCAAACAACGGTAGAAAATCAAAAGGAAATGGAGTTGCCAAGTGAGTATATTTCAGGGGCTATTTTAATGGTGTATAAGGATGGGTTAAAGTTAAGTGAAACAGAGTATTCGATTGATGAAAATAGTGGAAAAATAGTGTTTAAGAAACCGATTGCAGAGGTTGGTACGTCTGTGGAAATGTGTGTTACAACGATGAATACGACAGATTTACCAATTGTTACTGAGGTTAATTCGGCAAGTACAAATGAAACGGCTCCAAGTAGTAGATGTGTTTATAACATAAAGACTGTTATTGAAAGGCAAATGGAGAAGGATAGAGAGAGTGTAAATGCGGTTAAGGTACCAACAGGGGGAACAACGGGACAAGTATTAGCTAAAAAAAGTGATGTTGACAATGATGTGGAATGGAAGGATTTAGCGTTATTTGATAGGGTATATCCTGTTGGTAGTGTTTATATTAGTGTTAGTAGTACGAATCCGTCTAATTTGTTTGGTGGAAGTTGGAAGCAAATTCAAGATACTTTTTTATTGGCTGCTGGTAGTAAATATACTGCTGGAACAACAGGAGGAGAAGAAAAACATAAATTAACGGTTGAAGAAATGCCATCTCATGTTCATACAGGTCTTCCAGATATTATTATAGAAGATGGTTTTACAAGTGGGTCTTATGGTTATAAGTCTAATGGTTCAAATCCAAAAGCTACTAATATAGCTGGTGGAGATAGGGCTCATAATAATATGCCACCATATTTAACTGTTTATATGTGGCAAAGGATTTCTTAAGGAGGTTTGTTATGGAAAATGTGATTTTTGAGTTTTATAAGGGAAGAACATATGCAAGAGATTTAAAGATTATTGGATGGAGCAAACCAATTGATGAGTTGTATTTAACGATTAAGTCGAATGTGGAGGATAAGATTTATGTGTTACAAAAAACATTAAAGGATGGCATTGTTTTAGCGGATGAGGGATTTGATGAAGATAATAGGAAGTTTCGAGTATATAATATTTTTTTGAATGCTACAGATACAGATACTTTTCAGATTAATAAGAAGTATGTGTTTGATATTGCTTTAATGTGTGAGGGGATTAAATTAACACTTGTTACAGGAACATTAAGATTAAAGGGGACAGCAACAGCAACAAATAATGAAAGAGAGGTGGGTTAAGTTGGAACCAATTGAAGTTATTGTATATGATTTAGATAATATTCCAGAGTATAGAGTTTATGAGAAACAAAGACAGGAAAATGAGTTAGAGAGGCAATCAGAAGAAGAAAAACGTATGGCGAATGAAAATGAGAGAAAAGATAATGAGATGACTAGAAAAAATTATTATAATGATATTAAAGAAAAGGTTGATAATGGCGAATTTAATGGAAAAGATGGAATGGATGGAGAAAAGGGAGATACTGGGTTATCGGCTTATGAAATTGCTTTAGAGAATGGGTTTTCTGGTACAAAAGAGGAATGGATTGTTTCTTTACATGGCGTTGATGGAACCAATGGTAAGGATGGTTTGGATGGTGTTTCTCCTACAGTTAATGTAAAGAAGAATACAGATACAGAGTATATATTGACAGTTACAGATAAGAATGGAAGTTTTGATACTCCTAATTTGAAAGGTAAAGATGGTACAATAGAGGGAGATGAAGGGTTGATAAATTTAGTTAATACCAAACAAGATCAAGTTAAATACAAAACAATAACATTAGAACTAGCCAATTGGAGCCAAAACCAACAGACACAAAATTATGAATATGACATAGAGGATGAAACGATAACAGCTAATACTTTAATCGAAGGCTATATGGACTTAGAAAATCAAGCCAAAATGATAGATGGTTATATAGAAAGCTATGAGGGAGGTTATAAAATCATAACCTCCCAAGAACCATTAGAAGCAGTAATCATGAATATAGCAATCCAAAAAGTAATGGTAGAGGAAGAGGAGGTAAGCGAAGAATGATAGGAAAAATAAATTTATCTAGTACAGGAGGAAAGCGGAATTGTTCCCAAAGATGTTACTGATTTAAAAATAAAAGCAGGAAATGGAAAAGTTACCATATCATGGGGAGATCCAGAAAATACAGTAGCAGATGGACAAACTGTATGTACTTGGAAAGGTACAAAACTTGTACAAAAAGTAGGTTCTTATCCAGAAACCATTACAGATGGTACTTTAGTATTAGATAACAGAGAAAAAGACAAGTATAAGCAAAATGGATTTGAAATAAATGGATTAACCAATGGAGCAACCTATTATTTTGCTTTATTTCCTTACAGTGATAAAGGCGCAATAAATAGAAGTGAAAACAATAGAATAAGTGGAATACCACAAGCTTACAAAATAATGACAGTAAAAATAGACCAATCGAATAGTAATCCTGCGACTTGTTGTACATATCATGACGATGCAAAGGGAATGACAGCAGGAAGTGAGGCATGGGATGAATTTTTTGGACATTATCCATGCTTGTTTAAAGAAGGGCAAGAAGTTGGAAAATTAAATCGAAATAATTTTGGACAATTTGAAGATGGGACTACTGCTGATATTACAAGTGGTAATACAGGAGATGTAATGATTGCCTTTCCTCGTAGAGGTTTAAAGATTAGTACAAATGGTAATATTGTTACGATTAGTATGACAAATAATCCGAATGACCCTAATTTCGAGTATTATGCTCATACAAGGGGAACAACGGCAAAAGATGTGTTTTATTTGGGAGCCTATATGGGAACACAAATAATGTCTACTTCTGGACAGAAAATAAGAAGTTTAAAAAATACTAATATTTTAATAGGAGGTCATTTTGATGCCTACAGGACTTTTACACAAATGAATGGGACATCAAATGAGAGTGGAGGAAGTGGTTATGAGCAATCTGGATTTTTTCAATTAACATATAGGCAAGCAATGTATGTTTTAAAATATAAAAATATTGATTCACAAACAACAATTGGTAGAGGATATATTAAATCAAGTAATACAGAAGCAATTAAAACAGGAGGAACAGAAAACTGGGGAATGGATTGTGAATTAATCAAACAAACAAATCAGAGTTATATGACAGACATGGAACATCATGTGAAATTATTTGGTATAGAAGATTTTTGGGGAAATGTACAAGAATGGATAGATGGTGTATACCTAAATGAAACATGTAATATATTAACAACGACAAATAATTTTAATAGTACAGGCTCTGGATACACAACTTCTGGTTCAAGTGGTTTGACAGATAGCACTAGTGGGTATGTATCAAAAATTCAAGGAACATCTGCAAATGGATTTATAGCAAAAGAAATGAATGGTTCAGTAACAACACATTTTTGTGATAAAAACAGTATAGCAAGTGATGCTTGTATTGCTTTTGGTGGTTATTGGAAAAGTGTTAATCAAACAGGTATATTTTATATATGTTGTTATAAATCATCAAATCTTAATAATAGCATGACAGGTACTAGATTAATGTATTTATAAAGGAGGAAAAGAAAGATGAAAGATATGGGAATGATACAAGGCTCAGAAGCACAAGCAAAAGAACTAATTGTAAATAAGGATACAGTATATGTACATACAGATATTACAAAAGTAGAAGAGGAAGAAAATTTATACGAATATCATGAAATACAGTATGACAAAGATGAATATATAAAATTGATGTCAGAAAAGAATAGGGAGCTAGAAGAACAAGTGATTAATACACAAATGGCATTATGCGAAATTTATGAAGGTATGGAGGGATAGAAGATGACGAAGATTTATGCGACGAAAGTTTTTGCTAATCTAATAGAAAAAGGCTTCAAAACAATCGAAGATGTTCCGAAAAGCTTTAGAAAAGAAGTAGAAGAATTTTTGGAGGAGAGTGAGGAATAGGGATGGAATACATAATTGCAACGATTATAACAGGAGGGGTAACATTAGTAGGAATAATTATTACGAATGTGTCGAGCAACAAGAAAATAGAAAATCAATTAAATACACAACAAGCTGTGATAGATACAAAGATAGAAGAACTAACACGAGAGGTAAGAGAGCATAATAATTTTGCAAGAAGGATGCCTGTTGTAGAAGAACAAATCAAAGTGATAAATCACAGAATAGAGGATTTAGAAAAAGAAATTCAAAAGGAGGAAAAGTAGAATGAAAAATAATATAGAAAAATGGATAAAATGTGCAGGAACAAGAGCAATAAAAACAATAGCACAAACAGCGATAGCAACAATAGGGACAAGTATGGCAATAGGGGATGTTGATTGGCTAGTTGTTGGTAGTAGCAGTTTATTAGCAGGTATCTTAAGTTTATTAACAAGTGTGGCAGGATTGCCAGAAGTGGAGGAATAAAAATGCAAGATAACATAGTAGAAGAGACGATAGAATTTTTAGAAGAATTATATCAAAAGAACTTAGCAGAAAATACCTTTGAAGAAGAATATGAAGGAGGGAAAATTGATGCAGATAACGAATGTAGTAATGCCACAGAATAAGTATAGTATTAAATGTCCTTATGAAATAGTACCACAATACATAACCATACATAATACAGCCAATGATGCTTCTGCAATGGCAGAAGTTAGTTACATGATAGGAAATAATAATAAAACTTCTTTTCATGTAGCAGTCGATAATGAAAGAATAGTAACTGCTATACCATTTAATCGAAATAGCTGGCATGCAGGAGATGGTAAAGGCAATGGAAATATGAAATCCATAGGAATAGAAATTTGTTATAGCAAATCAGGAGGAGAAAAATTTGAACAAGCTGAAAGGTTAGGAGCAGAATATACAGCTTATCTTTTAAAACAGTATGGATGGGGAATAGATAGAGTAAGAAAACATCAAGATTGGTCAGGCAAGTATTGTCCTCATAGAACTTTAGATTTAGGTTGGCAAAGATTTTTAAATATGGTACAAGCTTATTTGAATGGATCAACACCAATTATAAACAACATAAAAAACGATGGGAGTGAAGTAGAAATGAAAACATATCAAAATGGAAGTACAAGTGAAACAGTATATAGTGATACGAATTGCACAGCAAGAGTGGGAAGCTTAAATCCAAGAGAAAGTTGCGATTGCTTTGGTATATTTAACAATAGGGCAATGGTAAGATATAAAGTAGATGGAAGCAATAACTATAAGATAGGCTTTTGCAAATGGACAGGTGGAGTGAGATGAAATTTTGCTAATTTAGTATTTTTGTGATATAATATTGACAAGAATAAACGCTAATGTTAAAATCTTAAAAATAGGATATCTATCTATTTATTTTTTGAATAACATGTTTCTACCTTGTAAATAATATAATTTACAAGGAGGTTGTTATATATGAAGAAGGAGGGGGAAATTATGCCAAGAGTAATGAACAATATTAATAATATCAATATACCAGCTAATATAAGAAGAGAAATAGGACTAAGTGATAATTGGAAACAGAAAATTTCTCCTAAAAAAGTAGAGAAGATAATTAACAATGCTTATAGATTCAAAGAGGCATTAAGAAAGTTGTCGAAAAATTAAGCTTAGGTATTTAACACCAGAAGAAATAAATAAATTATTAGATATTCGTCTTACAAAACCAATTGATTATCGTAATAAAGCAATGCTTGAACTTCTTTACGCCACGGGTACTAGAATATCAGAAATATTATCTTTAGAATTAAATCAAGTTGATTTTGAAGAATGTCTTCTGCGAGTTACAGGAAAAGGCAAGAAAGAACGAATAATCCCAATTGATAATACAGCTTTAGAATATTTAAAACTATACATCTATGAATATCGGCCATACATTCAAAAAAGCACAACAACAAACCATGTATTTTTAAACAGTAAAGGAAACGCCATGTCAAGACAAGGATTCTTCAAAATCTTAAAACAAATATGTGCTAAATCAGGAATAAAAAAAGAAATATC